TAGTAAACTACATCACCTAAGATACCAACTTGAGTACCAGCTGTATATCTCATAATAATTCTGAAGTTTTGTGAACCATCGATATCACTCATATCTAATACTTTTACTTCATTGTAATCTGATAATAAACCAGTACCGAAGAATAAGTTAGATTTTTGTGCTGCTACAACTTTAGAATCACTCATACCTGGACACATAACGATTTCAATTCCGTTGAAATTGAAAGGCTTGTCTCCAACGTTCATTTGGTTGTTCCAACCATTTGCACCTACTGCACCACCAGCTAAAGCTTGTTGATAAGCTTTACCTACGTTAGTTGGTACATACAATAATAAATCTTCTTTTCCGTAAACTGTGTTAGGAATAGAATTTACTACTGAGTTTAACACATCTAATACGTTAGCTGAAGTAATTGAACCAGAGATAACTGTTGAACCACTCTTTGCAGAGATAACACCATCAGCTGCTGCTACTGAAGCAGATAAGATAGTTTGATATCCACCGAATTGTCCGTTAGTTGAGTTAACACCTTGCCAAATAGAGATTTCAGTTGCTTGTGCAACGTTTCCACCTACATAAGAAATCAAATAGTCTGTGAAAGACTTAGGGATTTCATCAAATGCAGAGTATCCTAATTGTAAAGCTTCCCAAGATTGTACGAAGTTTTGCTTACATAATTGTAAGTTAACTTGTAATTCTTTTGGAGTGATTAATCTTTCAGATAATGCTACTGAACCAGATGTTGTGAAGTCACAAGATGCATCGTTGATGATGTTTGCAACTGCGATTTTTTGGATTACTTCTCTGTACTTCACGTTTGGCATGATAGTCACGTATTTGTTATCCAAAGTTTTAGCACTTAATAATGCTGCTGCGATGTACTGACCTGCAAACTCACCTGCGTAGGTAGTTGTAATTGTAGGTTGTTCTCCCGCGAACTTTTGTAATTTTTTCATTTGTAATGATTTTTTTAATTTAATTAATTATATAATTTTGATAAGAAACTATTTTGAGCGTTTCCTACTTTGTTACTTGTTGGTTTGTGTATTCCACTTAAGTTTACTGCACTCATTTCAACAGGTGCACCATCTAATTTAGGAACATCATCAAATTTAATATCTTTTTCAATATTTAGNTCGNNNGAGCTTCTTTCTTGTCTATATCCTTTCTATCAGTTAATTCACCAATTTTAGATAAACACTCTTTTAATTGTGTTTCTAATTCAGAAATTCTATAAGAAAGTGAAATAATAGGGTCTTTTGCATCATCTGTATCAGGTCCTACTCTGTTACGAGGGTCTTCATCAGTTGTGTTAGGTAAAGCGTGTGCTGTTTCAGTTTCTAATCCTTTAGGAGCTTTAACATAATCTTTAGCCATCATCAATCCACCATTAGTAGCGTTTGTATCTAATGGAGTTTCTTCCATAGTTTCTTCTGTTTTTTCTTCAGGTGTTCCTTCAGCTTCTTGTTTTGCTTCATCAGGAGCTGAAATTTCTGAAACTTTACCACCATCAATATCAATTACTTGAGTTGATTCAGTTCCTTCAGGAGTAGTAAAAGTGATTGTGTATTCACCATCTGCTGCTGGAGTTGTTTTACCATCAGCACCTACTTCAAATACATCATCATTAACATCAAAGTTAGATGATTGTAAGATTGTTCCATCAGCTGTTTTAGCTTGAATTAATGTATCTTCTGCGAAGTTTAACATCTTAGCTATTTTGCTTAATACTTGTTTTGAGTTCATATTCTGTTTGATTTAATATAGATAACAATTAATTTAATTTTTTTTAGTTTTTTCTGTTATCTGGGTTTAATAAATAATTATATTCTTCGTACAATTCTTTGTTTTTATATTCTAAATATCTAGTAAGAGCGAGTAAGTATGCATTTTCATGCTTCAAATCCTCATTTTCATCCTCACAAAGTTCTAACATTACTTCTAATAGGGCTATATCTTCGTTCATATTAATTATCTAATTGTTTCCATGCTACACCATTCCATCCGTAGAAATGTGAATCTGCACTACTAAAGTAAAGTGAACCAGATGCGGGTGATGAAGGTGCTCCTATTGGTGAAAGTATTAATCCTCTTGTAAACTTAGGTAATGGATTATCTCCTACATTCGGTGCTACACTCATAAATGGAACGTAATCTGCTACAGTTACATTATCATAATCACTAAATACTATACCACTTCCTGTATTAACATTTATAAATAATTCAATATCGGTAGTATAATCAGGGTCATCGTATATAGCGATATTAAATTGTGCGCTTGCAGGAGTTCCAAATGCATCATTAGCAATAGTAGTTGCGGCTATTCTTGCATTACCAGCTCCATATCCACCAACTGTATGGTTCGCAGTATCTGTAATTGTTAATAAATTGGCACCTAATTGAGAATTTGCTTGAAATGCACTTCCGCTTCTTGTGTTTGTAAAACCATTACTATTTAATACTATTGTTTCAGTATCTGCACCAGTGCTATTAAATCCTGTTAATTGAAATTCTGCTTTATCTGCTTGATTATATCTACCACCTGAAATTAATAGTCTTCCTTTTATCAAAACATCAGTTGTTGCAGATGAACTAATTGTTAAACTGCCTGTTATTATTTGATTACCAACAAATGAGTTACTTCCAGTTGTTGCGAATGAAGATGTATTGATACCACCACCACCTGCATTGATTCTTGTATTTAATGAAGAACTGAATGGAATAAAATCTACACCTTGTATTGTTGTGCCTGTTGAGCCTGTTATTTGAACTGAATTACTTACTGCTGTTAATTTAATTTGACCATCAGTAGTTGTAAATTGTACGGCTCCACCTGTGTTAGTATTTCTAAAGTTAATATTATTACCACTTCCACCACCATTAGCACTAAAATCAATACCAATTGCTCCGTTTGTTTCAAAGTTTAAGAAATTATTTTGATATATCTTTGAATTGGCAAATTGAATACCATTAGTTGCTACACTACCTGTTGTTCCGAATGTTACATTTCCACCATTAATAGTTTGAGAACCGGTAAATGTATTACTACCGGTTGTTGCAAATCCTGTTCCTGCTACTATACCATTTATTCTACTATTAACTGAAGAACTAAATAGGGTTGCATTTCCTAATCCACTAATTGTAGATGAACTAATATTTGCACTAGCACTTATATTACCTAAAAATGTTACACCATTATTTTGTGCTACTGATATAGGTGTTTGAAATGTAGTTGGATTGTATAATATAAAACTATCATCAGTTCCCAAATTACCAATAGACCATACTGCACTACCTGATTTATTAAAACCAATTAAAGTATTTTGTGTAGGAGTTGCATCGTAATGGTCAACTATTAAAGGAGCACCACCGGCCGACCTAATAGTTTGAGAACCACTGAATGTGTTACTACCTGTTGTTGCAAATGTAGTATTCTTAAAATCTTGAGATGATGTATAAGAATTAAAAGATGACGTAGTAACTAAACTACCTGTATCAATTGTAGAGCCTGTTAAATTTGCTGCGTATATATTTGCTGAAGTAGAAATATCATTTGATGAAGTAATAGAGCCTGATATATGAATTCCTTCATCACCTCTTATAGTTACTTCTTTTTGATTTGCGTATGTAGTTACTAATACAAATGTTTCATCATTACCTAAAAATAAATTACCACCACTTGCAGTAATATGTGTATCGGTTGCTGATGTATTGTATATTTCTATTAATCTTGCATCAGTTTGGTCAGGTTGTAAATTTATACTACCTGTCCCTTTAATTTCTTTATGTGTTACTAATCCTCTATTGAATATTGGCGCCGGTTGTGAACCATCATTTGCACCAATACTTAAAAAAGGAACTGCTGATATATTACCTAAACCATTATCCCAATCTGTTAATTGTATTCCACTATTATCTGCTATCGTCCATAATTCATTATCATACGTTGCACCATCATAAGATATTACTGCTGCTGATGCTGTTTGATTAAATGATACAATAAATTCAGCCGCCGGTGCATTAATTGTTTCTATATTTAATTCCGTATCAGAAAGACTTGAGTTATTACCATTGTTTTGTATAATAACTGCTCCACTTACAATTGTTTGATTACCAACAAAAGTATTACTACCTGTTG